GGCGCCACCCACGGGAGACATGAGAGCCTCCTTCAGCGCAGACGGCTGTTCCGGCGCACTCGTTATCGTGGGCTTCGTGTCCTGGTCAAACTTCAGCCGGATCGCGCTCGCATTGGCATCGCCCGGGATGTTCGGGAGCACGTTCTGCTGGAAGTACGCATTGCGAGCTGCTTCCTTGGCATCGGGCGCGAGTGCTTGAAAGTTGGGGTCAGCGACAACTTCAGTCCATGGGCGTGCCATGCATCACCAGAGCGGCTTGCCGTCTGCGCCGGTTGGCGCGGTGGAAGTAGGTGGCGTGTCTTTGCCGACTCCAGCGCCACGAGCCGATGCGGCCTTCAGGCCCTCTTGGACAGCATCACGTTTGTTCTGGGCGGACTTGATCATGGCTTCCTTGAGCCCCTGATAGCCGCCTTCGGTGAAGGCCTTGTGGAATATCTCCACCGCGTCTTTGATGTTGCCTTCAGCCGGCGCAGCTGAACCCGTCGAGCCGCTCGAAAGCTTCGCGTACTCAGTCGCGGCCTCGCGCATATACAGAACCAGCTGCGCAGAATCCTTGTCGCCGCCGAAAGAGAGATTGTTCTTCAAACCGACCAACGCTCGATTGACCACGTTGGGCGCATCCGGCAGTTTGGCGACCAACGGCTCGATCTGTGCGAAGTCCTTCTCGAGCTTGCTGGCCTGCACATTCGCGGACGCAGCCTGAGTCATCAACTGTGCGGTGCTCTTCTTGGCGCCGTTGAAATCCAGTTGGCCCGTCCGGACCAGGTCCGCCACCTGATCGGGAGTCTTGCCCGGATTGCGATCGAGCAGTCCGCGGAAGGTCGACTTCATCTGCTCCCGCGAGCGAAGCCCCGCAGGCAGAGAAACGCCCTGCTCGGCCAGCGCGCCCATCAATTGACTCTCATCGGGCGCGAAGTTCTTCGCCTCCTGGGTGGGCGTCTGAGTCTTCGGAATTGGCGCAAGCCCGGGAACTTGCTGGCCCGTCACATTGTTGACTGGAATGAGCCGGTCGCCCGCATCCTTCCATTCCACCGTCGACTTCGGAGCGGCTGACGCGAGCGGCGGCGCGGAAGGGTTGTTCGGATCCAGGAGCACATCCCCCTGGGAGAGCTTGATGGGTGCGGGCGGCGGCGCGGCGGAGGCAGCCGTCGTGAGCTGCTGCCGGAACTGATCAAGATTGCCGGGAGCCGACAGCGGTCCTACATAGGGACTCTGGATGCCGAGCGAGGAAAAGGCATCCTTGACGTCCGGATCGTTCTGAATGAGTCCCAGATAGGCGTTGGGGTCCTGGGCGGTGTTCAGGCCCTTCAATACCCGCTGCGCCACAGTGGCAGCCTGGGTGCGGTCCGCGCGCTCGGCCTGCTTCAAGCCCAATTGCCCCTGTTTCAGTTGGATCTGGCGCTCCTGCTGCAGGAAGTCGCGATCCTGGGCCTGCTGGTCGAGTTGTCGCTTGATGAGCGTGTGCTTGAACGCGTTGTCCATCGCGTTCTGGTAGGTGCCCTGCGAGCCCTGGTAGGCATCGAGCAGCCCCGATCCCAAGCCCATCATGCTGTAGGGCGCGCGCATGATGCCGAGGCCCAGCGTGATCAGTGACTGATTGCGGGCCGCCGAGGCGGTGGCCGGATCCACGTAGCCCGCTACGTTGGGATCTGACGGGAACAGCCCATTGCCGAGCGCGCTCGAGCCATTGTTGATCGCGTCCAGAATGCTCATGTCAGGCCTTCATCCCGTTGCGATTGACGCCGGGGCCGGTCCCGTAGACTGTGCCCGACAGGTATGGCGTCAGAGGCTTGATGCCGTATTGAGCCGCCAGGGCCTGCGCCTGAGGATCTTTGACAGCCTGCTGCGCAAGTGTCGCGCGCGCCACTGCCGCGATGTTGGGATCCGAACTATTCAGATTACTTTGCAACCGATCCCACCAGCTCTTGTTCAGGGCAAACGCTGGAGTCATCAAGCCAAGCGCCACGGGCAGAGCAATCCCTGCGATTGCTCCTGCGGCCCCAAGTCCCGCACCAATGCCCGCGCCACTGCCCGCACCAGCCTCAGCACCCCCACCCCCCAGGCCAGTAATCGTGGGTGCTGCAGTCGCGGCATCCGTCCCCACCGCGCTCAACGCGGCATCACCAGCCCCAGCAGCGCCTGCACCGGTGGCACCGGTGGCGGCTCCTGCTCCCAGTCCTCCACTCAAACTACCAGTGGGGGCTGGCTGAGCCGCCAGCCATGCATCATTCCCTGCCGCGATGCCCGCAGAGTCCGATGCCACAGTGGGCGCAACCGTCGTCCCAATGCCGGTGGCCGCCGTATTGGCGGCCGTGGTCGCCCCGGCTCCAATGCCGGCCGCGCTGCCTGAGCCCAATAGCGAGCCGGCCTGACCCAACAGACCGCCCGTAGTGGAACCGGCACCCGTCAACTGACCCAGCAGTCCCGCTCCGGCGGTGAGTCCTCCGATGACATTGGCCGCAGTGCCCGCGGCCCCCGGATTGATGCTGGTCGAGCCCGAGCCGAATTTGCCACCCGTCTGGGAGATAAGACTCGCGTAATCCGCCAGATTCTGCTGCGGCATCTGCGCGATCGTCGGGTAGAGCGAGGCGCCCTGAAGACTCTGGGAGCCGGCGGTGGAGGCGATGTTCGATCCCAGGCCTGCAGCATTCGCCTGCCGCGCAAGCGCATCGTTGTACTGTCCCAGATATGCCTGCTGGGCATTCAGGTTCATGTTGTTGCCGATCTGCGAGGTGGCCCAGTTCAGATCCTTGATGGCACCCGATGGATTCCCCAGGAAGCTCGCGCGCTGGTTGAGCTGTGGGATCTCGGTGTTGTTGAACGAGTTCCAGGTCTGCTGGTTGGCGGCATCGAGCGCATTATTGACAGCCGTATAGTCCGGCTTCCCGGACAACTGGCTCGCGATCGCGGAACTGACCCCCGGAGTCAAGGCAGAAGACAGGCCCCCGATGTCACTCGTTCCATTGATCGCGCCGCCGAGCGCTCCGGTCACCTGGCCGTAACCGAAGTTGCCGGCTGGGTTCGCATACTGCGGAGCCGTGGTGTTGTACAGCCCCTGGGACTTGCTCATGGCGTCCAGCAGATAGGGCTGCGCCTGGGCCCAGGGATTGGAATTGGTGACTTCGCTGCCGCCGCCGCTCATTGGCTTACCTCAGCGAGTAAGCGCCGGTTGCGACGGGCTGCGTGCCCATGCGTCCGAGACCGTAGGGTGACTGTTGCATGGACATGCCACCAAGGCCCGTTCCCTGGAGCATCTGCAGACGCGCCATGAAGGCAGGATTCGCCATGAGTTGCTGCAGCATCGGAGATATCTGCTGCCCCATCGGCTGTTGCATTGGGGCGGTCTGGGGATACCCCAGATAGGGCTGCTGCTGCGGGCTAGTTGCGAACATGCGGGCGGAGCTCCTTCCAGGCGACCAGGGAAGGCTGTGTCTGCCACCCGTGCCGCGATAAGAACGTGCTCCACCCCGCCCGACCGAGCATCGATATCGTACTCAGATTACGCGTCAGACACCAATCTTCGAGATACTTCGTCACACTCTCGCCGTACTTCGCGAGCGATCCAACTTCACCGGCGAGCGCCACGATATTCCCAACCATTTCGCTTGGGTATCTGACGCTTTCCATCACGATACCGCCCACGATCTTGTCCTCGATCACGAGGATGAGTTGAGCCCGCTCGGCCAGGAGGATGTGCAGCAGCCCGTCGATGTCCAGGTGGGGATGGTGCTCAAGCGCCTTCGCGAACATGAAGTCCACCAGCGGCCAGAACTCCGGCACAAGATGCGTAGGTATTTCCCGGATCACGTCTTGGAGATCCCACGCCAGCGAGCCGCGAAGGGGTCTCGCCACAGCGTCGCTGCCGCATTGGTCGAGAGCTGGTAGTCCGTGACCAGCGCGAATCGATTACTGGCGCTCGACTCGGCCGCCTGGCTCTTGAGCACCGCAACCCCAGTGCCGACATTGATGAACACGACCTCCCGAAGCGCATCGATTGCACCGCGTTGAAGGCCCGTGAACGTTTGAGTCGTGGAAGTCGACACCAGCAATACGTTTCCGGCCACCTTCCAGTTGGCAGATGAGCCGTTTGACACCGAAAGCGAGGCGGACTGGGTCGGCATGGTGCGATAGAACACTGACTCCGCGTTGTCAGCTAGATCATCTGCGATCCGGTTGAACTCGGAGCGCACAGCGCGTGGCAACTCCTTGACATCCGATGGAATGATGGCCGGCTTGTAGCTCATCGATAGCCGTCCGAATCGAATTCGACGTCGAAGCCGGCAAAACGGATGCTGTTCGTCCCACCGTAGGCGAACTTGAGCGTAATCCACCGCCCCGACACGCGGCAGTCAATCTTGTAATCTGTACCTACGGTGAGATTGAAGGGCCCGGAGAAAGTCGTAGCTCCATCTGGGGTTACTTTCGATCCCACATACACCGAGAACGTATCGCCGGCGGTCCCAATCACCTTCGGGAATATGCGTTTGATGCGCTTGAAGCTGTTCAGGTCGCGCGTCAGACCGATATTCGAGCGCGTCGCGTAACAATTCATCGCCGTGCCGTTGAAGGTCTCCCCGTCTTCCGCTTGGTAGGCTGCGGGAGCAGCGCCGTTGAACAGCACGAGTCGGTTACTGAAAGGCGTGAACGTGGACTCATCGAAGGTCGTGGTCAGACTGTCGAATGAGCCTGACTGACCGTCAAAAGTCAGCTCAGAGCCAATCACGATGCCGGTCGAACCGATGGAGATGTTGACGCCCAATTCCCGGACGAACCAATTGTTATTTGCCCAGTCCCAGCACAGCGCGAGATTCGGGAAATCATTACCGGTCTGACAGAAGCAGATCCACATCGTGTGGTTGACGAAATCTGGCGCAACAAAGGTACGCTGATACCGTGAGGCGTTGAGCGAGTTGAAGAAGAAGCGCTTGTTGCGCTTGTCGGCCACCGACTGAGCGTTCGAGCCATCATGCAGGATAATGTCGTCCGTGGTAACGACAAAATGCTGCGCGCCGAAAGCCGCGGCGCAGTTTTCTGAGAGAAGCCCAGCCTGTGAGAACAATTGGCGGAATGCAAACGAATCGTTCGTCTGCACAGGCTGCATCAGATGCGTCGTGAATTGCTTGTAGACGATATTGACATCGCGCAGCGGAAGGCAATCGATCAGGTAGTCCTGCGTCTCACCCAACTCCGTGCGCCCTGCAAAATTCGTCGGGTCCGTATAGTCCCATGAACCTGGCAGAGCCCCTACTCCTGCGATATCCGACCAGCGCAGCACACGCGGGTTATAAGTGCCGCTCTCCGTCAAGCGCAACGCAATCAACTGATCCTGAAATGCACGGATGACTTTGCAGGTCGTAGATGCGGGCCAATTCGCGAGTGCCTGAACCTTATTCGTCAGCCCTGGTTGCCAGCTCTGAGGCGCCAATACCGTATCATTCAGAATCTGGTAGCCATGGAACTGACATCCCGTGTATCCGAGATCAGGCGCAGCGTTGTAGCTGGCGCTCGAGACGTTGGCGTGAGTCGTGCCGTCCGTGGCATACAGAACCGATTCGTTGCCGTAGATCCAAAAACTGGTGATTCCATCGCCAATCGAAGCTGCCCACATCGGTGTTACTGAAAGCGAGCCGAATACTGCGGACTGCCCTTTGCACTTCTCAACCGCCGCATCACGATAGCGAAAGTTGCGAGAATCCGTAAAGACGCCATCCGGTAACTGGAGGTCTACCGGATCGGATATCAGTCCCTGCGTGATGTCATCGATCGAGGTGCGCATCAGTTAAGCAGATAGCTGACGGTATTGATTGAAGTGATACCCTTGATTCCGACACTCGTCCAGCCAGTCGCGCTGCCACTCAACCAGAACGTGATCGTGCCACTGGACGCGGTCATCACGACCTCCACTCCATTCGGCAATGTGGTGTTGTTATTCTCGTAGCTTCCGGCTGCTGCAGGAAGATGCTGTGTCACGGCCGGCTGTACAGCCGATGGCAATCCCGTATAAGTGAACGAGGTCGCATTGCTCGTTGCGTTTGCCACGCAAATTTCCAGCATCACGAGATTACCGATACGGGTCCAGCGCGCGGTGCAGGTTGGAGAAGTTGCTCCCCCTGTCATCGTAGCCGTGAATGTGCCCGTATCGGGTGTCATATCCACGAGAGACGCTGCGACCGGACCCCGAGCGAGAACCTGCGGGGAATTCAGAATCTCGAAAAGATTGAGAGAATTCGGCGCATCCGTGACCAGCACAGCAATATCAGAACTTCCGGTTGTCCCGCCATTAACTAGAAGCCCACGGGCTCCAGAGGTATTGGAACCTGCAAATACGCCAGCATACGCCGCCGCCGCCTCTCCATTCGCAGTAAATGTGTTACCGCTACTTGCAGCATTGACTGTGGTATTCCCAGTTGAACTGACTCGAATCCGTTCCGCTGACGCGGTCGCGTCATATATTGAGAACGCTCCAACCGCAATCTGGCCAACGCCAACCTGGTATTGACGTGTGCCAGTCTGTCCGTCTATCAATCCAACTAAGGCAGAAGCGGAACTTCCTCCGCCTGTAATCTGTATGCCGTTAACGGTGGAGTTAGGCGTCGTGATTGTCAAAGGAACACCGCTACTCGGAGCCGCGATCGTCACATTTCCGGCTGAAGTCCACTTCAGTATGGATGATCCCAGCGTTCCCGCGCTCGCTGTTGTACCAAGCGACCATGTATTAGCGGCATCGTTCTGAATGGTACCGAAATTAGTTCCGCCACTATTGATGACAAGGCCGTTCTTTGCGTTATTGTCTACGCGAACTGCATTTCCGCTAAATATGTGCGCTCCGGTCCAAGTGGGCGACATCGTGAGATCGAGACTCGTACTCGGTAGATTCCCGCTAACACCCGTGGTCAGGCTGACCTGTGCCCATGCCGGGTTGTTTGACGCTCCTGTGTTGGATAAATACCGTGTCGAGCTGGTGCTCTTAGCGAGATTCACCAAGGTGTTCGTAGCACTGGCATAGAGAATATCGCCTTGTGCAGTAGACAGTCCCGTGAGTTGGTTGATTTGTGTCGGTGTGGCCGTCACAGCACTATTGATATTTGGGAAATCGTTCTTGAGCGCCGTCTTGATATTGCGGATATGGTCATCGGAGGTCGAGGCCAGATCAGACCCCAGCGGCCATGAGGCGTTCAAATCACTGATGTGCGTGACCGATTCAAGCCCAGCCCACGAGACGGCGCCAAGTGCGAGACCCAACACGAGAGCCGCAGTGCGGCGGATAATCTGCTTCATCACATTCTGCCTCTGATGGTGCCGCTGGACTGTTCGCGATTGGCGCGGCGTTTCAATTCCCGCTCGGCTTCCAGCTCGCGCGCCCTGAGTCGGTCCGCCTTCTGGAGCGCCTCGGGACCGTCGATATACATCTCCAACACTTCTACCGTGGCATGGGTGCGAATGACCTCATAGCCCTCGTCGAGCCACGCGTTGGTCGTTGTGGAGTCACTCGTTGACAATGAGATGCCCGTGATGTCGAACAAATAGGCGATCTGCACGCTGTAGCTCTGATCCGGTGGCGGATAGACGCGGATGTTGCGGTTCTGCACCGCGTACCAGACCGGCTCCGCGCTCAAGCTGCGGTCCCGGAGCTGCTCATCGATCCAGGTATAGGTGCGCTCATACATCGGCTTGAAGCGCGAGCTGACCAGGAGCTTCGCGTAGTCAAGCTCGATGAAGTTGGCCGTAAGGGAGGTGAACTCGCCGGCCAGAATCATCGTCTTGCGCTTCGTGTTGAATCCATAGCGACGGGCGCGATAGAACTTGATCGCGTTCGCGATCGCTTCCTGGATGCGGGCATCAAAGTCCGTCGAACGATTCAGATCGCCACGGATCGCCGCAATCGCTGCGCCGAGAGTAGGCATTACCGCGGATTCCTACGACGGCCGCTCACGTTCACTGTGGACTGTTTCTCACCGGGGGCCGAGGACATGGCTTTCTCGACCGTCTTCCACTGCTGCTCGCGCTCAGGAATACGATCGGGCGGCCGATAGTTGTACGCGTTCGCAGTGCGGGTCTTTTTGGCCATTACGAGCCTCGTCGACCTTTCGCCGACATGCGCGCCATGCGCTTCTCGCCGTATTTGGCGCGCCCGATAGAGGCCGCAAGCGCCGCAGGATTCTTTACGCCGCCACGCCGCGCGAGCTCGTGCTCGAGACTCTTGAAGCGGGCTCCGGATCCAAGTTTTGCCTTAGCCATGCTTGCTCCTGATACCAAAGGGAATCGTGATCAGCGCCCTGCCACCCATGCGTGAAAGGTCCGCCGAGAGTGAAATGCGCGATCTTGGGATGGAGAGGTTGGGCCTGAACGTTCACGAGCCAGTTCCACTCCGCCGGCAGTGCGCCAATCTCCTCGTCGGCGCACCAATAAAACTGGTGCAGGTCAAACCCACGGCGCTCCTGCACATCGACCAGTGACAACCGACGATTGGCTGGATGGTCACAGTTCCACAGCACGACGCTCGACCAGTTCTTGCGTGGATAGGTGAGTTGCGCCTGACCATCCATCTTCTGCAGCGCGCCGATCTGCGGAGTGTGCTGGACGCACATCACGGCATACCGGGGGTCCGCGAGCGCAAAGAGGTGCGCGACGTCGTCGAGAAAGACGACATCACTATCCGCGAACAGGGCCCATCCGGTCTGAGCCAGCATCGGCACGAGAAAGCGCGAGATCGCGAATTCTGTAGAAGCCGGCGCATTGCTAGGCAAGTCATACCGCTGCCCACGAAGATCCGTAGGACGACGCAGAAGGCCCCACGCCTCCAGCCTGCGGATATCCAAGGGAGTCACGTTAACCGACGCTGAAGCGCGCCGGCGCAGGCTCGAGACGGCCACTTCGTAGGCTTCGGACTCGCGCGCGTCGTATCCGACGTAGATCTTCATGCCACCTCCGCATAGTGGCTCATGAGGTCTTTCCGATCGCCCTTGAGGTGCAGAATCGCCTTCTCGCTCACATCCTGGTCGATACGATCAGGCGAGAAATTCCATACTTGCGCCGGCAACTGCCGCACCGTCAGAAGCGTCCCGCGATCCTCCAGCGACCACCGAATCCTCACATCCTTGTCAGCCTGTGCTTCGCGCGGAGGTGCGCCGACGAGATCCGCAAGCGCTAACTGGTTTCCGTACCACTCCTGCTTTGAGTTCGCCATGAGCAGTATCCGATAGCGTAGCCAGTAGAAGGCCTCGATAGTCGAGGGGCGAACATGCGCGCCCACCACGCCATAGTTGTATGGCTGGGCGCGCACGAACTCATCGAGTTCGGGATCATCGTTTACATGCGAGCGCCAGGTGACATAGAGATCCGGCACGAGCGACCAGGGGAACTTGCGGCGCATCAACACATCCGCATCGAGGAACAGCACCCGATCACCGCGCTCGAGATAGCTCAAGGCGGCGATCTGGGCATCCAGGTTCGCAACCATGGCCGGCCGTCCCGGCTCAAGCGTGTGGAAGGCGACATCTTTCGGTCTGGGCGTCGAAGAGGGCTCGTCCGTCCAGATGTGAATGCGCGCTTCCGGATCAACCCGGCGCACGCTGCTCATCGAGAGCTCAGCAAAGTAGATGAACTGCTCACCGCGGATCCAGTAGACGTAATGGGTTTGGCTCATGCGGCCATCCTCACATCGGTATCTTTCTGCACCACCCAGACGGAGTCCGGGCAGACCGCCACTCGCAGCAACGGGAACGCTTTCGCGACTGCGCGCATGACACCCGGGAAGCGGTGTTGGTAGTCGTGGCCGCACAGATAACCGCCATCACGCACCAGGGGCCACCACGCCTTGATGTCGGCGAGAGCGTTCTCGTAGTCGTGGCCGGCATCGATGAAGACGATGTCATAGGGCGCCGGTCGTCGGGGATGCTGACCATTAGCCAGCAACTCCACTGCATTCATGCTAGTCATACGAAACATGTGCGCGCGCCACTCGTTCTTTCCAACATTCGCCCAGAAATCGCGCTCGATCTGAGCGAAGTCCCAGTCCTTATAGTCCTCGTCGGCGTTCGCCATTGGTGCCCACGGATCAATAGTGATCACATGGAGCTCAGGAAGCGTCTCGAGCAGAAAGCCGGTCGTTCTGCCTTCTTTGCAGCCGACTTCGACTAGCGTTCTCGCGCTCATCTGCTGACATAGCCCCGCGAGCACTTCCCAGCGACGGAGCGGGGATTGAAAGCTATGCCCCATGGGAATCTCCTTTCCAGAGCTTGCCACGTACCACCAGCGAAACAATCATTTGCGAAACCCCGAAATGAGCGGCGATCGCAGTTGTTGGCTATCGAAATTTTCTGCCAAACTCATGCGGCTTACTCCATGTTAAAACGCGCCCGAAGCGACTCATGGAGGACTGTGGAGGGCGGTCCCCAGTCACTCCCGTGTTGCCGCAACAGGCGCGCATTCGGGTGGGCGTACCAGAACCATTGCTCTCCTGAGAGACCGTACCGCCATGCAGGCTTGGACGGTGTCATGACATAGGTCGGATGCCCCAGTGCCGCCGACAGATGCGCGATGCTCTGACATACGGTGACCGTGGCATCGGTGGCCTTGACGAGCGCCGCCTGATGCTTGTACTCCCAGGCCCAGCAGGCAGATGGGTACCAGAGAAACCGTCCAGGGCCATAGGCCTGCGCCATGTAGTCGCCGAACTTGGTCATGTCCTCGTAATCGAGCGATACGAAGAGGTAGCGAGGGTCGGACAAGATGTTCGCGAGTACATCGGGGACCAGAATGCGGTAGGTGCGCGCGGTCGACATCGTTCCGCCGCGCATGGCCAGCCCGATGATCTTACGGCCCGCGGCGATCTGCTCGAGGTGAGTGCGCATCTCGCGCACCTCTTTGGGATCTGCCGAATATACCGGACCCTGCCAGGTGAACTGACTCAAGTCCCGGCGGTATAGGCGCCCAAGATTACCGATCGCGATCTTTGCGTCCGCCTGGATCTGCCAGTTGGGATTCTTGATCTTGCGCGTGGGATAGAGCGTTATCGAATGGCCCGGTGACTTCATCCAACTTGCGTGTTGATGGAGCGATTCCAGACGCGCATGACAGTCGAAGACGATCTCGTAGTCCTTCTTCGCATCCCGAAGGATCGTCGAGAACATGATCTCGTCACCGATGCCCTGCTCTCCATAGACGATCAGCGTTTTCCCTTTTCCGGCGAGCTCGGCATGAAGTTCGGGAGTGAGTGCGGGTGGATCCGGATCGTAGACTTTGTTCACACGATGCCGGTGGGCTCCTTCCGCGTAGAGATCGAATCCGCGGGCGTAGTCGCCAGCCTCGAGATACAACAGCGCGAGATTGAACTTTGCCCCGAGATGGTCCGGTTTCGCGGCAATGGCTCGCTCCCCGTACGCGATGCCCGGGGCCGGCTCGCCCTCATTGACGTAGGAGCCGCAGAGATTAGCCAGGATGTCGGAATCCTCGCCGATGCGCTCCAGTCCTCGTTGGAGCATGAGCCGTGCCGGCTCAATCCGGCCCATCGTGCGTAGGACGCCACCCATGTTGGCCCACACCGCGTGATGAGGTTCAAGCTCCATGCTCTTTCGGAACAGCTCATAGGCGACAACCTGTTTCCCCTCGAGGGAGCACAGGATGCCGCCGTAGAAGTAGAGCGGCCCGATATCGGGCTTCTGGTCCAGCGCCGGCCAGAGGAGCTCGTGCGCCAGTTGGAGATTGTCTTCGCGGATGGCTGCTGCGATCCGCTCGACAACGATGTTGAGTCCGAGTTCTTGCATTGTTCCCCTCCGCCCAGAGGAAAGATCAGTTGTTACGGGAAGTTCTGGCCGGGCACCTTGTAGTAGATGACCAGCTCACCCAGATAACCGAGCGTTGCACCGGCCGCCGAAACCATTTGGACCGGCACATACCGCGGCATCTTGTCGTCAGAAAGAGAGGCCTGGGCTTTTAGGCCCAGAATCTTCGCTGCGGCTCCTTGATAGCGCGCGGCCGAGTAGGTGGCCGAGGTGAAGAACGCCGAGGGGCTTGCGCTCGTGCCGAACTTCAAGACGGTGGTACCGATGCTGGTCGCCGTGCCGCCGTAGAACACGACATCCAGCGGGATCGCATTCACCGGCAGCTTGCCGATCTGGATGATGTCCGTGGGCGAGAACGTGCTGGAGAACGACAGATGCAGGACCAGCGCATTGACGCCTGCGTGAACGGCCTCGGGCTGATTCAACCAGGAGCTTGTGATTTGACGAGTAGGCATGGTGTTTCCTTAGCTCGCCACTTCATAGCTCGACATCGTCACAGTGGCGAAGTCCGAGCCGTTGAAGCGCGTCTTGACGAGTCCACCGATGCAGCCGGCGGCTACACCCAACTGGTTCTCGTAGTCGAAGAGTTCCTCCTTCCAGGAGAAGGTGTTCTTCCCGTAACCGCGGCCGAAGGCGAGACAAGCCGCCTGAGCGCCGCACAGTACCGCCCGCACGACGTTGTTATTGGCGTCGCCCGCCAGCGTCGAAGGGATGCGCACGCTCTCATGCAGAATGACGCCGTTGTAGAGACCAAGTGCGCCGGTAAAGATCGGGTTGTTCGTGATCTCGCCGCCCTGCATTGCCGCCTTCTGGATATCGCTCCACTGGGTTGAGCCCGAGAGGCTCTGCCGCAGCGAGGTCACCTGATAGGGATGCAGGAAGGCCACGAGGTAGTCGTTCGACCCCACCCGCACGGGGCGCAGGTAGTTCACCGCGAGCTTGCCCTTCTCCACCGCTTTGTCGATGAGAGCCAGACTGAATCGGTTGGAGGTCGTCGCGGAGAGCGATGCTTCCGCAGCCTCCGAGCCCGGAAACACCATGTGGCCGCTGTCGGGCGCGGTCGCTGCCTGCAGTCCGGTGAAGCGTTGATCCGCCTGTCCGGAGTTGCCCGTGATCTGGTTGAAGAACCAGCGGTCGATGCGCTCGCTCCACCAGTCCGCCAGGCCGTCGCGGGCCTCGTCTCGGATCGTGAAGGGCACCCGCTGCTCGCTCATCTTGCCGCTCGAGCGCACCGCATGGCGGAGCTGATCGATGGTGACGTTTTGCGAGTAGGTGACGAGCGCTTCCTCGTTACCTTCGAGGGTCGCATCGCCTTGGACGCCGGCGCCTCCCAGCTGCTGCCGCAGTCCGAAGGTCAGGCGGTCGCCCGGGCCTTTGTTGAGCTCGGTCTTGATCTGGATCAGCGCGTTGCTGTCCGTGCCCATGAACTGCAGCGCAAAGGTCTTCTTCAGCGCTTCCTTCATGAGCTCGTTGGACCATCGCTTGACGGCCAACGGTGAGTTGACTGGATAGTCTGTGCCTGCCATGGAGCGGTCTCGAGGTGAAGAACGAATCCCGGTGAGGTAACCGGACTTTCGTCACCTTGACGCAGTGACCGCTGGCGCCCCTTGAGGTGGGCGGCACCTTTGAGCCTATGACGCACAGCTCGCGCGAATGGGCGGAGTGTTGCTCAGCTTCCCTGCTGATACAACAACCATTTTGCGCGGGAATTACCTAAATAAGCGGCTGCCAGCCGATCACGTGGGAATCGTCATCGGCTACGGTTCTCATCTTGCGCATAGTGCCCTCGATCACATTCCTCCATTGGCAGCAACATTTCTCCACTACCAGTGTTGAAATCTTGATACCAGATATGTTGCTCATCACATACGAACTTAAGTCCGTAGTTATGGGCATCAATCTTCACGCACCCCGCTAATAGAAGCGTCACAAAGGCCACTACCAGCCTAATCACTTTCGTTTTCTCACCCCGAAGCGCTCGGCGAGCGCGCTGGCAAACTCCGGCATCGTATCGCCCTCGTCTTCTCCGGTGGCCTCTGCCCCGCCGCCCCCGCCCATGGAGCGCAGCGCGTCTTTGTCAGGTTTGGGCGTGCCGTTGGCGTCTGCAGGAGGCGTCGCGGCTTTCGGCTGATAACCCATCGTCTTGGCGTAGTTGTACGCAAACTCCGCGGGATTCCCGCCGGCGCGCAGGATCTGCGCGGCCGCGCCGATCTCTTCCGAAGTGATCTGCTGCTGGATCTGCTGCGGGGTCGCCTGAGGATAGAGCATCTGCAACTGATTGCCGCGCACCAAACGGATGTGATCGATCGCCGAGGTGTAATCCGGCGTGGTCTTGATGAACGCCTGCTCGTGCTGCTGCACGCCGCTCAAAAGCTGGTTCAATTGCTGCTGCTGCTCACGCTCCTGAGTCTGCCGGGTGGTGGCCTCGTCCAGCTTCTTGAGGGCATCTGCGGTTTGTTTCGCCTTCGCGTCGACGTAACCTTTCGGATCCTCCAGGAAGTTCGGGTCCTTTGGCTCTTGAGCGGCCTTCTTCTGCGCGCGCAGGTCCTTGAGCAACTCCGCATCTTCGGCCGAGAGCTTCGGCTGAGATTCGAGAGCGGCAATCTGCGTCTTGAGTGCCTTGATGGTCTCGCGCGACTCATGCAAAGCCGCGATCGGGACTAGTTTGTCTTTTCCATCGGCTCCTGGAGCGCCTGCAGCTGCAGCGTCACCCGCAACTGCTGCCCCATCGGCAGATTTTCCAGTAGCCCCTTCAGCTGGTGCTCGTTGTCCTTCATCGCCTGCTCCAGCAGCGCCCGATACTGCTCCCTGATCTGCTCCAGCTGTTCCGCCAGATCCTGCGTCTGCATTGATGTCCGCCCCCGAGTCGATTTGTTCGATGACTGCGCTCATGATTACCCCGCCCCTGCTTGAAGTGCCCCGGCTTCCGCCGCTTTACGAATGGTTTCTACATGTTGGAGCGCCGCATTACCCGGCGCTTCCCAGATGCCTGTCTGTGCTTTGACGGTATCCAGTTGCGCACTGGCGTTATCCGCGTTGGCCGACGCCTGATCTTTCGCGATTTTGGTGACCGCAGCCTTTTGCGCCAGAGCCTGGGCCGCTTGCTGGGCCTGTTGGGCCTGCGGTGAGGGCTGCAGCTGCTGTTTCCACTTCTGCGCGAGATCATCCGGAAGCGGCGCATAGTCGAGCACCTCTTTGGGAATGGCGATACCGGCCTGGAGGGCCATCGGGATGGTCTCTTTCAAGACAGCCCAGACGCGCTCGCGCATGTTTACTGACGTGGGCGCCTCATCCACGATGATGTCGAACGTGGCGGTGAGCGGATCGCGCAGGAGCGGCACATATTGCGCGCCTTCCTGGCCCACGATCCGGATGAGCCGGCCGTCCGCCATGAAGTCGCGGATCATGCTGAGCATGGTGCGGCCCGACTCCTGGTAGTAACGCCGCAGTCCGTCGAAATACCAGGCCACGATGGCCAGCGCGCCTTGCTTGCGCTGCGCCTCGACAATGCCCGGCTGCTGGCGGTCGGTGAGTCCCAGGAGTTCGGCGTTGATACCGGACACGCCAGGGAGCGCATCCATCGAGAACTGCATCAGGCGGTCCATGCCCTGCGGATAGGAGCCATCCGGTTTGGGCTGGATCTTGCCGCCAGTGAGTGCGCCAGAGCGGACGAACGTCGGCTTGCTGGGGTCGGCCCATGAGTCCTCGAACTCCGCAGAGTCCTCGACCGCATCTTCCTCGATCATGACGCCGCCCTTGGCGTTCACCATGAGCTGCCAGATGATCGACGAGAAAAACGCGTTGACCCAACGCTGCGGGTCTTTCAGGTTTCGCCCCAGGCCATACCAAAGGTTTTTGTTGCGATCGCGCTTGCCGGTGATCGCGTGGAAGGTGAAGGCCGGAATCGACTTGATCTCGCCATGAATGCCGTCGCTGGTGATCCAGCAGCGGTAGTAGCGCTTGATTTTCTGCTTGTCCGGCTGGTGCGCGATGCCACCCGCCTGGAGTTGCTGCTGGACCTGCGGCCATTCCTCGTCCGAAAACTGCTGGGTAGCCGGCGGCGCGCCAGGGAATTGCGCGGTCACATTCCAGACCGTGTGCAGGCAGTAGAACTGATAGTCCGCCACCATGAAGTGACCGCGGGCCTCGTTAGGGACTGCCTGCCCGTCGTAGTCCTGCGGCTTGGTGATGACCTGCAGCCCCTGATCGATGTCACCCGGGTCCATTCCCACGATCGACACGCTACCCGTGGGCTCAGCGTCAAACAGGTCCTTGTACTCCTCGAACGTCACCCGTTTCAGTCGGACATGCCAGCGCCGATCGATCAGGTTCTTTTTGCGCGCCATCGGGTCCCAGATCATTTCCATGGGATCGCGCCGCTCCTGCGCAATCGCCCCACCCGGATCGTCCTGGTCGCTGTAGAAGTCCTCGATCCAGCCCATGCCCGTCAGCAGCGTGTCGTGGCCGGCATCGGATTCCTCGAACTCCGAACCGCACTGATCGCGACACCAGGCGAGCGCGCCCGTGGCGACGTCATTGATAGCCACAGCGCCATTGCGCCGCGGGTAACAGCGAATCTCCTGGCGGTTGTTGATCTGCAGCCCCATGACCACGTCGATGAACTTCGACATGAGGTTGAAGGTCACCATGGGCCGGTTCTGCTCGCGCATCCGCGTCTCATCGTCGACATCCCACTGCCGGCCGGCGACGTAGTCGAACAGCTCCTTGGCTTCCTGGCGCCAGTCCTTCGAATGCGCGTAGCCGGCGGCCGAGCGGCGCCGAAACTCGTTCAGCGTCTCATCCGGATCAGGCGGCGCATACGGCTGCGCGCTCCGGGGCATCGTGGCGTAGGGCTGTGGGCCCTGTTGGGGATCGGAGGCGGGTTGTTCGTTCATCTGCTCATCCAGGTGCCCGCCCGCCGTTTGTTGCCGTCTGCATAGCGATCCCTGGCCGCGACATTCGGTATCCGCGGCCAAGGCAAATCCACATCGAAGATGCGCGCGATCACATCCAGCCCATCGTCGTGCACCGGCACGGGCCACGCCATCAACTCTTCCTCGATCAGCACGTGGATCAGGTCCACCGTCTTGCCGTCATAGAGCGTGTACATCAGCCGATGCGGCATATAGAACCGGCCGGCCGCGAATACCGGCATCAGGCGGTTGATGCGGTCGGGCTTGGAGAGCTGGCCGCCGAGCTCCAGGATCTCAAAGCGGTAGTTCTCATCAGCCTGGACCGACTGGATGTGATCGATGTCCGCATCCTTGCCGTACTTCTCGTAGCCCACCTTCAGCGGCTTGTCCCATTTCTGGTGCAGTTCAATGAACTTGCGCGCGCGTTCCTTGAGACTCAACCGGTCCCGCACGAAATCGAGCAGGTAGTAGTTCTCATCCGGCCCCTGGCCGATCACCGCCATGGTGGTGTAGTCGGACGATTTCTTTTTCGAGTTGGCCGGGTCACACAGGAGCGCGAGATTCATCCCGCGCCAGTTCTTCACCTCGTCGTAGTAGCGGATCCAGCCGCGCTCGAAGGACTGCTTGCTGTCGACTGTGGGATTCTGGAGCAGCTGCGCGCTAGCCACGTAGGGCCCCATGTCGCGCGCCTTCTTGGCGAACTGCTCGCGCGTGAGATACACCGGCTCGCCCGTAAGCGTCCCATCGTGCGTGGCGGGGCGGATGCGCGGCTTCACCGCGCCGCGCTCGAGCATCGTGCGATAGGTGTCGGCATGGTGATAGCGCGTGCCAATCACCCTCAATCGGGTATCTGTCGTGCCGAGATTCAGATGCAATGACCATGCGTCGGTGGTCTTCAGGATCATGTCGGGCGAGCCGACGCTGCCCAACGTGACGATGTCATCGTCCACCAGCACGTCGAAGTGCTTGGCGGTGGGCTGGCCGTCCACGACGCCCCACGCCTCCACCGTCGCTTCCTTGGGGTTGGTCCTGCGTTTGACGACCAATCCATCATCCTGGCTCCAGGTCGGCGCCTCGCGCTCGGCGTTGCCCCACAGGATGTCCGGAAACAGGAGCTTGAGATCGTCGTTGGATTCGAGCTCGTGCTTGATCTGACGCAGGAACGACTTCGCGATGGGCCGCGTGTGGCTGAAGATCCCGAATGTGGGCTCGCGACCGCCCCAGTGGGGAAGCGGATCCTCGCCATGGGATGCGAGGATGTCCTGTAGCGTTTTACCGAAGGTGATGACGGTCGACTTGCGATGGTCACGGCCCCACAGGTCGAGATAGCCGTCCGGTTCATTCTGGACTTCCCGTATCCGCGCCAAAAGCCACGGGTGCTCCATGTCCGAGCGTCCCAGTACATACCGGAGCAGGTAATACAGGTCCGTTCGGATCAGCCGGCGGGTTTGTTCCAGGCGATCCAATGGCGAGAGCTCGAGCAAGCAGGTCGCTAGCTCGTTGTAGTGATGCCTCACTAGCCGTATGTCGGACATCCATCACAGCCTTGAGCGGACCGCCATCCTTACCGGTGATCTGCAGCGGAAGCAGCTTGCCCAGCAGTTGCGCAAATACTTCAGGCCGCTTGCGACCGACGCGAACCAGGTATTGCTCCCCTCCGAGAGTGACGAAGGCGTTCTCAATCGCCGCCTTGACCTCGCGAGTGAGTTTGTTCTGAACGCCCTTCTTGCGCCCCCCAGGTCGCTGGCCTTTCTTGGCGGGATGCAGCGCCATCTATTAATCACCTACTTTTTGCTCGGGAGTTTGTGCAACAGTCGTGCGCCTCGCCCGCGCACGTAACAATGCCTGTCGCAGAGTGGAACGTGAAATACTGTAATGCGCGCACAACGTTTTATCTGTAAGCATTTTGCGCGCCTCTTTCTTGGCCAGGAGGTCATCCTCAGCCGCCTCGGAGAGGCGATAGTGATATGCGCGCGTGCGATTGCTCATCTCAACATCCGCAGTTCTTACAGGTCGTGCAGTTCTTGGGTAACCAGCGCCTTACCGCGCAGATCACCCAACAGTAAAACCCGTGGGAGCACTCGGCGTCGTGACCAGATCGGTCCAGGTCAGAATGGGCGTCTCGGGCGAGATGTTCGAGCCGAGTGAGTCCTTGAGCCCGATGTAGTACGTGGTGCCGGGAACGAGCGCGATCTTCAGATCCGCCTGCGCATCCACCGTGATGTGCTTGGAACCGTTCGCATTCGTCGTTGCCGCGGTGACATTGGCCGCGGGCACCGCATAGCTCTTGACCGGTGGGTTCACCGTGTCCACGAAGGCCGTGAAGGTGAGAGAGGCGATCTGAGCGGCCGTGAGATTACCGACATTGCCGGCATCATCCGTTCCGGTCAGCGGGGTATCGAAAGCGATCTTCATGGAATCTCCTACACAGGTTGGCGGAATAAACGGGGTTCGACGTGGTCGAGCAGCTCGCCGCGGATCTCGACGCGCCCCAGCTTGTGGCGCTTGTTGAGCTCGGTCCACGCGGAGTCGAAATCCGTTGCGATCGGGGTCATCGTCTCGATGAGGAATTCCTGCTGCTTCTCCTGGCGCGGATCAACACGGGCCTTCGGGTCTTTCTTGCCGTAGGGCGTTTTGATCTCGAGCGGCTGCCAGCAGTGATCGTGATGACGCGCGCACCAGAAGCGCAAGAGCAGGTCCACGGGCCGGCCGATCACCCACACGCCAATGCCAGCCGCGCGCAGGTCGCGGATCAACTCCGTCTGTACGCTGTCGGTCTTCGCGGCGTAGCGATGGATACTCACCGGTAACGACGCCTCTCTCGTTGAGCCAGCAGCGAGCGAAACTCCTGAATCCCCGCGCGCATCTTCAACGTGCGCTCGTCCACTTCCTTGCGGGCCCACCATTTGGCCCACAACTCGGGGGTGAAACGGACTCGCGGACAATAGTTCCAGCTCACGCGTAGGCATCCTCTGGGAGATACCGGATAGGCTGATCGAACTTGGAGAACAACAACTGACGGGAATTCTTGTCGTAATGCAGCTTCATCGTGCCAATCCAGTTTACATCACCGCGCTGTTTCCAAACAGTCAACTCTGCATCATGTTGCTCGTCGTGCTTGCGCTCCAGCGTTACGACGAGATCTGCTTGAGCCACAATGTCCTGAGCGCCTCGGATGTCATAGAGGTCCATTGGCGCGCGGGAATTCGCTGTTTTTCTGGGATGTGCAACAAGATGCACGTGAGCGTTTGAGAGTCGGGCGAGTCTTCCAAGCATATTCCCCATTTCACGCTGTCCGTCGTAGTCGTCAGTGCGGAGGTCGAGACGCATGAGGGAATCGATGACGACATGACTGAGTCCATACCTCTCGCAAGCAAAACGGATGATGCCCATGAGCAGCGTGGGCTCAATCATCTCCGTGGAATCAAACACGAACAGTCGTTCGTCCCAGTCATCCAGACACCACTCTCGCTGAACCTTGGTGGGCGAGCGGACGCCCGTCGCGGTGCACATGAACTCACGCCACACATCGTCCGGGCCTTCCTCCAGGCTCACGAACAGTGCGCGATGGCGATTCTTCAGCGCATGCAACATCAGCTGGCGCAGGAACGCAGTCTTGCCGCTAAAGGTCGGGCCCGACCAGACCGTCACCTTGCCCGGCATGAACCGGACGTACTCGTTCGCACCTGCCCATGGCAGCGTCAGACCATCCGACAACGGCGGCCGGAATTGCTCGATCAGAGCCTGGGCGATCTGATGCCGAGGCGTAATGATTCGCGAGTCGCCCTGCTGCCTCCCGAGCTCCAGCAGCCAGTCGTGATCGTCGCGCGTCACGGCGAGTGTCGGACCCACTTCCCTCACAGCACCACCTCCGCGCCGCGGCCGCGGAAGTACGTCACGAATCGCCGCGGATTCGCGCTCGCCAGGAGCTGCGCGGCCGCCGCGCCCTCCTCCCCCTGATCTGCGATCAGGATCACCTCGAGCCCCGCCACGTACGGCACCTCAGCGGCAACCGGTAGCGGCAGCACGAAGTTACCCCCCGCTTCCAGGTTGGCCCGCTGGCGCCAGTCGTCCGTGACCCACACTGCGCCGGCGGGTTTCTGCCCTCGGCGCCGGAGGTGTCCGAGCGTGGACCAGCTAGGGGTTGATGCATTGAAGCCCACGCTTCCCCTCTGTCCGCGCCTTGCGCGCGTACTCACCCCGCTCCTTGCACCGCTGGATCCAGCCACGCCATACAGCCGCCCAATCGGAGCGCGGAGTCTTGAACTCCCAGTCGCGGAACTTCTGTGCCTCCGTCTCTGCGTCGACGTCTGGCAGAAGCGAGCGAGCGAGGTCTAAATCCGGGTTGAAGTCCCTCGGTACCCGAGAGGCGCGCTTTGCGCGCTTCGGTTTCCCCTCTCTCTCTGTATCTGTATCTGTATCTGTATGTGCGACATTCGCGACTTGCTGCGACTCGTCGCGACACTCCGCGACAGGTTGCGACGGCGCGCGACATGCTGCACGCTTAGCGGCGATCCGTTCTCGGTCCGCCTTTCGCTTATCCTCCGCGGTTACCAGTTCCAGATAGACGCGGTGGTTCACCAGGCGCCAGCCCCATGGACGATGGTCGTCCAGCCGGACTATGCGACGCCCGTCATCGCCGGGCGTACGCGAGTAGGGATCGGGCTTTTCAAGCACTTCGATCCCCTGCTGGATTATCTCCAGCGGGATACTGGTGCGCGCGGCAATGGCCTGCGGGGTCATATCGACAACCCCGTCCGCGTCGCACAACACAATCATCTGCTGGAAGGCCACGATCGCCTGCCAGTGTCCGTAAAGCGTTCCGTCATACATCGAGGCAAAGATCTTCCCGTACACGTCAGCGCAGACCTCGCTCGATTTCCATCTTCAGAACCTGCTCGGGTGTCCTTGCAGAAATCAACTCTTTCATCCGTAGAGCCGCAATCCGCTTTGTGAGCGGGTCGCGCGCTTCTACCAGTTTCAGCCGGTAGCGTTCGATGGCGGCTTCGCGTTGCTCGTCGGTCACGATGCCAGCCACTTTGCGAGCAGGAGCACGCCGAGCCAGAAACCCGCGATGATCAACACGCATGCCGTCCACAACACCGGCACATCGATCTTCACCGGCTGATCCGGGAGCGCCATCACGGGCTTTGGCCGGTGGCGTCTGCGAAGATGCGGAAGCGTGACAGCGTTCATAACATCACCTGTGCGATGCGGCACGGTAAATGCTGGGATGAGGGGTTGGGCGTGTGACCTTGATCCGAGCCAAAAAAAGGCCGGACGGTTAAGCTCCGGCCAACTCTAGGGAGGTCAACGCAATGAAAATCGCTATTTTCGCTGCAATCGGCAGTGTTGTTATGTTGTGCGGCTGTGTCAGTGAGAAAACCGCCCTGACGAATTCTGCAGGGCAGCAAGTCCACTGTGATAGCTGGGGATTCGGCGTGATCGGAGCCCCCGTCGCCATGGCCTCGCACGCCGACTGCATGAAAAAGGCGCACGCGGCGGGATACACGGAGTTTCCGGTCGCTCAGCAGCCCGCGAAGTGATGCATGAGCACCTGGCAGTTCTGGGGGATTTTTGTCGTCCTCCTTGGCGTCGGTTGGGGACTGGACCACATCCATGAACGGCTGCGCGAGATCGCCAACCTGTTGCAGGACATCCGAGACAACAGGAAATAGCGCATAGGACGGCCGCAGAAAAGTTAGGAGTTCTATCGGAACCTGAATGCCACCCCGGTGGAACTGAACGGGCGATAAACGTGCATCAAGCTGTGACGTAAGTCTCACCTGCTCCTTGGGTAGGACTGTTGTCTCCCCTTCGAGACAGGCGCAACCTTGGTCGCGTTGCGCAAAATGGAAGGGGGGCAGGTTATGCACGGCTTGACTCGTTTTCGGATACGACAACCTGCCGGGCCGTTCCGCGAGGCTTATTCAGCTTGTTCAGCTGACCCTCAGACAGTCGGTGTCCTTTGCGCTTTACTGCGGCGATCACCGCGTCCCAGGATTCCGGGGGAATCCTTTTGCGCTGCGACCACTTGGCGCAGGTCTGCCACTCGACCCCCACATCACGCGCCATCTCGACCTGCGTGGGCCAGAGGCCGAAGATTTGTTCAATCGACGATAAGTTCAAACGCGGTGGCATATCCCGATTTAATCATGGACGATAAATCCATGCAATCGTGGATGACAATGGAACTGACCCTGGCGCCGACGCCGGGGACAATCTTTGGCATGGATAAGCCAATCGGTCGGCCACGCAAGCCCGTGCCCCCCAGCGCGTACGAGGAAGCGTTCAGGCGCCGCGTGCGGGCCGCGCGAGCTCTTTACACGGAAGAACCCAAGGAAATGGCACGGGCCCTGGGTGTGCGCGAGGATACGTATTACCGATACGAGACGCGCACCATGCTTCCACATCACCTGATCGAGCGCTTCTGCCAGATCACCGGGGTAACCGTGGATTACCTCATCAAGGGCCCTCAGCCAGGCCAGCCATCCCACACGGGAATTACCGCGAGAGAGTGACGTAGCCATCGCCGTGATGTGACGCACGTCACATTTTTTGCGCCCGAGTCATGGACGAATAATCCTTGACTTCGTGGACGAACTGTCCATAGACTTGCGCCCATGGACACCAAACGCAAGTCAACAACCCCTGA